GCAACTGAAACCTGGGAAAGCGGGAAAAAAACTTCGCCAATAGACTTGCTTGTGTCGCCAACCCCACTATCTCCGATAAATTGACCAGAAGGTTCAACAACATTGCTATCACTAACTATTCCTATCTGTTTTGAAATTGAAACTGAGCTATCAGTGCATTGAAGCTCAATAACTTGATCTTTTTTAGTGTCTGGATCAAACCTGACTTCTTTTCTGTTAATAACCTTCCAGATAGATCCGCCAATTTCAAAGTGCTCTCCAAGCTGCATTGCCGAATCAGCTTGAATTTGAAATGCTTCTATTTCTGAATTAATATCATCAACAGATGGTCCTAGCTTGTCAGAACCCTTATGGTAAAAGTCCTCATCAATTTTGCTGTTTCTTATTACAAATGTTGCTTTATCTTCTTTTTCTACATTTGAAACAACATCTCTAAGGCTGTTGCCTGAAACTGTTTGATCCTTAGCCTTGATAATTCCCATCCTTGGACTGTAATTTCTACCTGCACCTTTCTGACTTCCTTTTTTGCGGATCTCATCCAAATCTTCAGTTGTTGCAGAACCAGGCTCAATACCCCTTTCCTGCAAAGTCCCCCCGTCAATCTTTACACCAGAGTCTCCAACTATTTTAATTCGCTGTAAAGTTGCACTTACTCTTGGCTTACGTTGTGCATCTTTATTGATAGGAATGAGTTGATAGTTGACACGAAAACTTGTTCCATTCGCTATTGTGCTATAAACTCCAAAAGATGTATTGTTTGATGGTGTGTAGGCATGGCAAAATTTTTCTCCTGGCTCCAAAGCTTCTTGTTGTGCGTTAACGACATCAGAAGTTGGAATATCGAAAACATCAACATTTGAATCGTTAGGCACGTCAGGATCACCCCTGTGAGCTTTGCCGCGTGTTCCATACCGTTTATCCGCTCCATTAATTCGAAAGTTGACGCTGGAGTCGCCATGCCAATAAAATGCAAAATAATTTTCAAAAATTGCATCTAAAGGGTTATTGCCAAGGAAAATACCGTCTAGTTCAGGCGGCCTTATGCCAGCCTCAAAAGGCTCAACAGCACCCGACTTATTTTTAACTATAGTGATACCTTGCTCGCCCACAACAAACATAAGCTTGGCGCGTTGCATCGTTCCATGGCTAAACATGCGCGACCAAATTAACTTTGGTGTTGTCAACATCCCACCAACGTCATCTTTGTAAAGACCAAAAATTAAAGGTACTGGTGCTGCGTAATCAGCCAACTCGGCAATAGTGTCAAAACCGTTTGAAGGTGTAAATCGATTCGCTCCGGTAACACTTCCAAGATCAACTGCACCGCCTTGCCTTGAGCGAGGCATTTTAGGCTTTGGCGTTAATAAATAACTGGCATAACTAAGAACAAGACCAATAGCCACATTGGTTGCAATAGTAGCTGCCGTGCCTTTTCCAACAGCTGTAGCGACTGCTGGCAAAGCTTGTGTTGCCGTTAAATAGGCTAAAGCGGTTGTAGGCTCAGCATTGCGAATATCAGGAATACGGTCGTACGCAGCTGGTCTTACCGCTCCACGTCTCTTTGCCTCAGCCGCAAATTGCCGATACTCCTCCTCTGTTACTCCAATCGTCTGGATAAGCTGCTTTTCGTACGGAAGCAGTGGTACTTCGTAAACAGTTGCACCGAAGACCACTGCACCTTTTCTGTCATTGGCTGGATGTACAGAATGCCTTTTTGCCATGTGACTGCGAATGCCCAGGACTGCTGTGCTAACAGCAGCAGAATGTCCCCATCATACGCAGGCTTTTCAACTCGCAAACCCCACCGCATTAAATCCCGGCATACGTCCCACTTGCTTGCCTCATACCAGCTTTCCTTAAACGGTGGCTTGTCAATACCCATCCGCTCCAATGCCGCATAGCAGAGGTGAATGCAATCGATAGAACCGTCACTACCGTCAGCTCCACGACGGTATGGCATTCCAATCAAATCACTGCAATCGGACATTGCTAGATACCGGCAAATTGCCAACTAATTTGCGCGTTAAAGAACGCCTAGGAAAATCCGTCCCAACAGAATCAAGAACTGAACTTAGCTGAAGGTTTAATGACACATTATCCCACTGCCCTCCAACCACTTGCCCTACATAATTGTGTACAAGAGAATGCACGCCAGAAACATTGTCAGAATCAATAATTAAGACGTTTACTTCCATAACATAGTTGTCCCTAATAGAGGTAACAGCCCAGCCACGAGTCAATTGATTGTTTGGAAAAACAATGCTTGCTTCCAGTCCGTCACCAGTTCTATTAACGGTTACGCCAGAAAAACCAAAAGGCACGAACGAATACTTATCATTCCCATAGGTCATTTCTTCGTTAATAAAAAAATTTTGGAACCTAAACAGAGTAGATAAACTTTTGCTATTTTCAGTAAAAGACTTGATTGTTACAACCTGTCCAAGCGCGTACTTGCTGCCCGATACAGTTTCGCTCATATTCCGATCCTCCTGCGTGTGCTACCACTCATCTGTAAACGTTTTAATGTTGCTTGCTCACCTTGTTTAGCACCTTGAGTTGCTGCTTGCTGCATTCCAGCCTGGAACTCACCAGCAGTTACATAGTCAACGCTATTGATCCGTTCCACTGTGAAGCGAACATCAATTGAAGGTGCGACTGCAGTGCCTCCAACTTTGCCGACAATTTCAGAGTCACCTGATCCTGAAATAACAGATTCGCCACGACTGCCACGTGAATAACGCGACATTGCTGTACGCATTTTAGATTCAGGAATAACATATTCAGGCTCACCACCTTCGCCAATTATTGCACTAGTTGGAGAAGAAACATACCCACCCTCTGCCATCTGCAATGGGAACATGGTGGGATTTATTGCATTTAGACCAGTTCGTATGCCAAATTGCAACATAATTGATCCTATATCTCTCAATACGCCAGCAAGACTTTCTTGAAGAGTTTTTGTGCCATCAATTGCTCCCATAATTCCATTCACTAAGCCACTTTCAATTGCAGAACCGATGTTTCGATACAAACCTTCCAGCCTTACGACTTGAGCTACTTGCTCTTCTAATAAATTATTTTTATTAACAAGATTAACAACCTCTTGTTCGTTTAAATTTTTATTTGATCTTAAGATATTTGCAATTTGCTGTTGGATTCTAACTTCTTTCTCGTTGCCTTCTAATTTCGCTTGCAGCAATTCACGTTGCTCTTCTAAAGGACGCAATGAATCTTCTCGTAACCTTGCAATACTTGCTTCTTCTTCTGCTAGCAAACGAGCATTTTCAAGCTTAGCTGCTTCTGTTTTTGCAGCAGCAAGGTCTGTTATTGCCTGCTTTTCTTTTTCGGTCGTTGCACTTATAAGGCTCTTTAATTTATTTTGTTCGATTTCTTCCAGTCGCTGTTCATTCTGAATCCTAACAACACCTAAAGTGTCGCCAGCCGCTTCAGCAAGTGCAATTTTCTCTTTAAATTTAGAAATTTCAATAACTTTTAAACGCTCTTGATCTAGCTTGGCTAAACGTTTTTGTAGACGTTCTTCTTCGCGACGTGCTTTTTCTGCAGCTGCATCTTTTCGAGGCGCAATGCTTAGCCTATCTTGAAGAGTTACAGGAATTGGTGATTCGGCTTTAGGGCGGAATTTTGTAAATTCGTCAACTAATTTTGCTGCTGCATCTCCAGTAAGTTTATTTGTAAAATCAAAAGGATCTTCAACAGTAGTTCCATCCGCAAGAGTAACTGTTCCAGACGCTTTTAGCGCTGCAATTTCTGCATCAAGTCGCTTTCCAGCTTCTGTGCCTTTAAGGTCACCTTGCAAAGCAGAAAGTCGATTAAATGTAACTTGTTCTCCCAGCAAACTTGCAACAAGAGAAAAGAAATTAGCAAGCGGTCCAGCAATTAAGGCTTGAAGATTTAAGGTTAATTCATTCCACGCTTTTGCTACTTCATCTGTCTCTGTTCCAAGGTTTTGCAACGCCAAAATTCCATCGTTGCCAATCTTGCTAACCAATTCTTCCGTCAAAAGTGATGCAAGTCCAGAAACATCTCCTTGCTGCTCTAATTGTGCGGCAAGGGCTTCAGACTCTTTACTGCTAAACAATGACTTTTCACGCACAAAATCAAGCGCTCCACCTGTAGATGTCAGCGCTTTGCCTGTTTGCACTGTTGATGCAATAAACGCATCAACTTGCTGACCAATCGCACTGAACGCAATTTGTGCGCCAAAAGAACCAACTGCTCCACCAGCTGCACCACCTAAAATTGACCCCGCTCCACCTCCAAACAACAGCGGGAAACCTGCACCAAGACCGATTTGCTCTAATCTTTTCATTCCTCCTAGGCGAGCAAGAGGAGAACCTGCAATGTTTGCGCCACCTCGTATTGGACTACGA